GGTCGACGTCAACCTGACCGGCACGGTGACGGTCAACCATACCGATCAGGCGCTGAACGACCTGAAGATGCTCAAGGACATGGGCGCTTCGCGGGAGATGCTGGTCGAGACGTTCGGGTTTTCCGGGCTGGAGCGCTATGAGCGCATGCTGGCGGATCGGGCGCGGCTTGCGGCGCCGGTGATCGACGGCGAGGTCGTCGATGAGTGAGGACGAGATCGACGCCAATGAACTGCGCAAGCATGCCAAGAAGCTCTACACGGAGAAGCAATACCGTCAGAAGTACCGGCGGCTGGATTTCTACAAGCCGAACCTGAAGCAGCTTGCGTTCCACAACGCGCTGTTCCCGGAGCGGATGCTGCGGGCCGGCAACCAGCAGGGCAAGACCCAGGCGGCGGCTGCTGAACTGGCGATGCACGCGACGCAGCTTTATCCGGAATGGGTGTCCCTCGGCGGTTTTCGCGGACGCAGGTTCATGCAGCGACCGAAGATCGAGCGGCCGTTTGATTTCCTGGCCTGGGCGGCGGCGCCGAACGGCATCAAGATTCGCGACGGCATGCAGACCAAGCTGCTCGGCGACCTCTCGGAGGAGGGCGGCCTTGGCACCGGCATGATCCCGCTGGACAACATAGGCAAGCTGACGATGGCCCGCGGCATCGGCAACCTGGTCGATACGGTGGCCATCAAGCGGGATGATGCCGGCAAGGGCGCGATCCGGTTCAAGACCTACGAGCAGGGCCGGCAGGCGTTTGAGGGCGAAGCGGTCGACGTCATCTCGCTCGACGAGGACGTCAAGGGCGAGCAGAACGGCCCGATCTACAGCGAGTGCCAGGCTCGCACGACCACGACCCGCGGCATCATCATGGTCACCATGACCGCGCTCCTTGGCCTGACCCCGATTCGCCGGCGCTTCAAGGAACACAAGGATGGCACCCACGAGATCCTGATGACGATTCAGGATGCGCTGGTGTCGAACGGCGGCCATATCCCGGACGACGACCTGCCGCGCATCCTGTCGCTGTACAAGGCCCATGAAATCCAGACCCGGGTCTACGGCGCCGACATGCAGGGCGAGGGCGCTGTGTTCGAGACCCCGGTCGAGCAGATCAAGCATGACCGGATGCTGGCCGATATTCCGATCTATTGGCCGTGGCTATGGGCACTCGACTTCCGGCATTCCGGCAACGCGTCGAGCGGCCATCCCTTTGCGGCGGTGCTTGCGTGCTGGGACCGGGACACCGATACGATCTACGTGATGCACGCCATTCGCATGCTGGGTCTAGCGCCGGTGCAGGTTGCCACCATCAAGCAGCATCCGATGTGGCAGGCCCCGGTGGCGTGGCCGCATGACGGCGGCCGCGGCGGATCGATCGTTTCGGGCGATACAATCTCGGCGACCTACAAAAAACTTGGTCTGAACATGCGCCCGACGCATGCGGTTTTCCCCGAAAGCATGGGTGGCAACTTCGATTTCGAGGGCGGCATCACCGACATGGAAAATCGCTTTGCCGGTAAGCGGTTGTTGATTGCTCGCCACCTGACCGAGGCCTTCGATGAATACCAAGGCTATCACCGGGTGAACGGGTTGGTGAACAAGATCGACGACGACATCATGAGTGCAATCCGTGTGCTCTGCATGGACATCCGCAATGCCCGCACGCCGAGCAATTTTCCGGCGGCGGTCGCAGCCGCCATGGGTTCTGGTGGCTCCTTCGCCCGTGGCACCCCCGGTCACCCCGACGGCGACATGGATTGTTTCACCGGCCTTTGACGGTGCGTTGCTGGTAAACCCCGCGCCGACCACGTTCCGGCCAGCATCACGTCTGACCGGAGCCTGTCGATGGATAAGACCCCCGAAGAAATTCAAGCCGAAGAAGCCGCCCGACTGGAAGCCCAGGAGCACGAGCAAGCCGAGCAGCCTGAACCGATGGGAGCCACCGAGCGCCTGCGCGCGTTCGAGGACGAGCATCTCGGCAAGGATGCCGTCCGGCTTCACGGCCGGGTCGAGCGCGGATCGGGATCGCGGTATCAGAATCCGAAGATCATGACCCCGGAACTGCGCCGCCAACACGCCGCGCTAGAGCATCTGGTCGAGTCGGAAAAGCATCTCGCCGAAGCCCATACCAAGCTGCTGCAGGCGGAAGAAAGCCACGAGGCCGCGCTTGCCGCCGCGGAGCCGCGCCCCGATGCCGTCGAATAGCCCGATCTCGGCAGTCGCTGACCTCGGTCTCGGTGACCAGCTTTCGCAGCAGGTCGCCGGCGAGACCGAGGAGCAGCGCAAGAAGCGCATGGCCGCGATCCAGCAGCAACAATCGCTCGGTCCGGCCGGCTCGATGTCTGTGACCTCGCTGTTCGGCATGGGTGCGGGAGCGCGCGGTGCTGGATACTGAATTTGCCAAGGTGATCGAGTTCGATCTGCGCGGGAGCTGGCAGGCCCGCGCCCTGACGGCCACCACCGGCGCGGCGCGCATGGTGATGCTGTCGGTGCTGGCGCACACGCTGGAAACCGCCGTGGTGACGCTCTGCTTCGCGGCCTTTGCCGATTTCGACGGCTCGCTGCCGCTGCCGGCCCTGACCACCGCCGCCAAGGTCGACAAATCAGGCGCCATTGTCGCCGATATGTGCGATCGGCGCGGCCGAATCCACAAGGACCAGGTGCTGTTCAAGACCGAGACCGAGATGCGCGATGCGTTCCGCCGGCTTGCCGACCGCATGAAGCTTTCCGACACCGATCGGATCGAGATGTTCAAATACGCGCAAGCCTGGGTGGTCGCCGACCGCCGGCTGGATCCGACGTTCGACCCGCAGGACCCCGATGCCAAGCGCATCCTCAATTGAACTCTACGCGGCGCCGACCGCGCCGACGGGACAGGCACGCCAGATTTCCGACCGCGAGCAGCAGATCGTGGCGGGCATCATGCGCGAGTTCGGCCAGTACCAGACCGCGCGCGCCATGACCGCCGGCCATTGCGAGGAGGTTGCGCAACTGATCCTGCCGACGTCGAAGAACACGTTTTTTTTCGAGAGCTACAACACCCCCGGCACCAAGAAAACCCAGCAGCAGGTCGACGCCACCGGCGCCCTGGCGTTGCACCGTTTCTGCGCCATTGCCGACTCGCTGGTTACGCCACGCAACATGCAGTGGCATGGCCTGCAGGGCGACGATTACGTGATGAAGGATCGCGCCACCCGGATGTGGTTCGAGAGCACGACCCGCCTGCTGTTCCGCATGCGCTACGCCGCGACGGCGAATTTTGCCGCCCAGAACTACAACAACTGGCAGTCGCTCGGCGCGTTCGGCAACTCGACCATGTACGTCGACAAGTTCGACAACCGCTGGCATGGCGGTGGGCGAGGCCTGCGCTACAAGGGCGTGCCGTTCGGCGAGACGTTCTATGGCGAGAACCACCAGGGCAAGGTGGATCGGATGATTCGCTGGTTCAAGCTGACCGCCTATCAGGCCGAGCAGAAATTCGGCTATGCGGCGCTGCCGGAAAGCCTGCGTAGCGCGCTCGCGCAGAACAGCCAGTATCTCTACAGCTTCCTGCATTGCGTCAGGCCGCGGACCGACGATTATGATCCCGAGGCGCTCGATGAGCGCGCGATGCCGTTCTCGTCGAATTATGTTTCGATGGAGGGCCGCTGCCTGATGCGGGCAGAAGGCGGCTATCGCGTGTTCCCCTATGCCGTGTCGCGATACGACCAGACGCCGGGTGAAGTCTATGGCCGCGGGCCGGCCATGCTGGTGCTGCCGAGCCTCAAGACGCTGAATGCCGAAAAGGTCACCTTCCTAAAGCAGGGCCACCGCGCCGGCGACCCCGTGCTGCTGATCGCCGATGATGGCCTTGTCGGCATGGATTTGCGGCCCGGCGCGCAGAACAAGGGCGGCGTTACCTCCGACGGCAAGCCGCTGGTGCATGTCCTGCCGAGCGGAAACATTCAGGTCACCAAGGAGATGATGGACGAGGAGCGCGGCATCATCGATGACGTGTTCCTGGTCAGCCTGTTCAAGGTTTTGACCGAACATCCCGACATGACCGCGACGCAGGTGATCGAGCTCGTCAATGAAAAGGGCATGCTGGTGGCGCCGACGCTCGGCCGCCAGCACACCGAATATGTCGGCGGCATGGTGCCGCGCGAACTGGACTTGCTGGCGGAAATGCGGATGTTCGATCCCATCCCGCCGCGGCTGCGCGAGGCGCTGGGCCGCGACGGCCTGTCCGCGATCGGCATCAAGGATACCTCGCCGCTGGCCGAGGCCGCCAATGCGGGCAAGGCCGCTGGCTTCCTGCGGACCATCGAACAGGTCCGCGAGCTCGTCAACGTCACGCAGGACCAGAGCCTGCTTGATCCCTTTGATTTCGACACCGCGACGCCTGAGATCGCCCGCATCAACAACGTGCCGGAAGCGTGGATGGCCGACGCGCAGAAAATAGCTGTCAAGCGGCAGAACCGCGCCAAGGCACAGGCTACCCAACAGGCAATCCAGGCCGCGCCCGCGAAAGCAGCTATGATGAAGGCGCAGGCCGCGCTGCAGACTTCGGGCGCCGCCGCCCAGCCGCCGCAACCCCAAGGCGGGATGTAGATGAGCGGATACGACGCCGCGCAGGCGCTGCTGATCTTCACCGATTGCAAGCGGGCCTATCAACTCACTTTTGGCACCGAGGCCGGCAAGGCCGCGCTTGCCGATCTCGCCAAGCTTTGCCGCGCCAACGAAAATGCTGCGCTGCCCGGTGATCACGATCGCACCTGGGCGCTGATCGGGCGCCGCGAAGTCTATCTCTACATCAAGGATTATCTCGACCTAACACCGGAGCAGCTCGTCGAGAAATACACCAAGCCGCTGCCCACCCAACC